CAATATCGTCTGTGTCAAGAGCATTAATTGCATTTGTAGCAAAAGATTCAGCATTAGTCTGTGCTGTTGAAGCAGAACCTGCTGCATCGTAGTTGATTGCAAGGCCATCTGCGTAGTCTTCTGCTGCTTCTTGTGCTGCTGCTGCTGCACCATACATATCGTATGCTGCTGCTGTTGCTGCAACTGCTGCTGTGTTGAAGTCTGAGATATCTGCTGAATCAAGGCCAACTACAGAGATTACATCGTCTGTAATATCAATGTTTGCGCCTTCAGTTAGATTGTTCTGCTTGCCTGCAACAAGGTTAGCAACATCAGTTGCATAGTTTGGATTATCAGCAAGTGCTGCAGCCAACTCATTAAGTGTGTCAAGAAGGGCTGGAGCACCGTCTACAAGGGCTGCAACTGCATCGTCTGCATGCTGTTCTGCTGCTGCCTGTGCAAGACCAATTTCTGTGCTTGTCTTGTATGCTGACCAAGCCTTGTCTGTAGCAGATGAAGATGCATCGCTGATCTTTGCATCTGCATAATCTTCTGCGTTAGACTGTGCTGTTGATGCTGAACCTGCTGGGTCATAGTTTGATGCAAGGCTATCTGCATAAGACTTAGCATCTGCCTCTGCTGTGTCAGCATATCCCTGATAAGCATTTGTAATTGCTGTCTCACGAGTATCTGTATATGCTTTAGCATCTACTTCTGCTTGATCAGCGTATGCTTCATAAGCAATTGTAATTGCTGTTTCTCTTCCATCTGTGTAAGAGTTTGCTGCTGTCTCTGCATCGTCTGCTGAACCTGCTGCATCATAATAAGCATCTACTACTGTACGATCAAGTGAAAGTTCTCCACCTGCTGAAACATCAAACTGGTTTGATACTGACTTGACTAGTGTTTCTCCGCCAATCAGATCAAGAATGTATTGATCTCCTGCATTTTCTGTAAGAATTACTTCACCGTTGATTGTACCCTGTAGGCCTTCAACGACGAGTCCACTCTTTACTTTAAAGTCTTTATTTACTGTTGCCATTTTTATATCTCCTTAGTTATGCCTTAAGTCCAATTCGTGCGTAACGAACTGTGACTGGCTTTGTCGCAGGATCTGGAGTGACTGTTAAAGCCACGGTATTTCCAGTGCGAGAGACATTAATGGTGCCAATATTCCCATCATTGTCGATTGTTCCGTATTCGCTGACATTTACATTTGTACCATCAACGAGAATTGTGAGTTCGGTTGCATAGAACTTATTGTCCCCTGCAGAGGTCTTTGATATTGAAACAATATACTTGACCATTCTCCAAACTGTAGCGTCAAAGTTATCAACAACAGTTACGTTCTCAATACCAGTGATTGTGTTTTCATTATTACCTGCTGAGCCAAGGTCTGTTGCCTGTGCTGAAGCGGTATCGATTAAATCTTCATAGTTTTCTTGAGTAGGTCTATCTCCAGTTTGAAATAGAGCCTTAACTGCTGGAATTGATACTTTAGCCATGTGGTAATTATAACCCCTATTTTTAAATAATATTATTAAAGAATATAGTTGCTGTAGCCAATTACTTGAAGTGGAATTGGTGGAGGATTTGTTTTTGAATATCCAAATACACTTACATTTGTAAACTTAACTCTAAAAGGCAATAACTCAAGAACTGCTGCCTTTGGCTGTATGTGATCTATTCTGATAGACCTTGATTCTAGTTCTATTATTTGTGCGTGTGCTAATTGATGAGTTGTTTGCATTACTGTGTTATGTCTTCAACAATAACCATTGAGCCTTTGGCTACCGTCCAAACTCTGCCTTCTGATAGAAGTTCTGTGAGTTGTATATCGAAGATATCTCCTGTCTCAAGAAGTTGAGATCGTGATGATGTTAAAGTAACTGTAAAACTTCCTTCTTCGTCTTGAAACTCAATAGGTTGTGGAGTTAAACTTAAAACCACATCATCGGTTGAAGGTCTGTAAATATCCATGTCAACTTCCCAGTCTTCAAGAAGAAGTGGCTGTCTTGCATCATTGGTCACATAGACACGAAATGCTGCTGAGTCTCCACGAACAACTGTCCATTTAATTTCTGGTGGTGCAGCGCCTAATGCGTAAGAGTCTGTTGGTTGATTTCTAAAAGTTGCCATTTGATTATTATATCACGCTAAGCCGTCCCTGAGTGCTCCCCAGGTGCCGTTTCCTTTTGCTTCTACAATTACAATTCCATTTGTATTATGTGCATAAGCACATATTCCTATTGCTCCTGATCCACCTGTTGGTCTAACATTTGTTAGCCCTCCAGATTCTCCAACATATAATACATCTCCTGATGCAAAACTTGATGTGTTCAAACCTTCCATTACTCCAGCAACAACAACAATCCCATCAGAGCCATTGGCTGTGCTATTTTTTAATAAACCTAAAATTGGAGATGTTGTAGTTCTTATTGCTTTAGCAATTGTTGTTTTTGTTGTGTATCCCGTTGCATATACTGGAACTCCTGCACCAATTATCCCTCCACTGTTATTTGTTACTTCAATTTGAAAATAAGATACTCCGTATGCTGGAAGAATTGCATCAAGAGATTCTGCTAACTTTTTAAGGTCCCCATGAACATTGACGGGAGAATTTTCAAGGGGATATTTAACTCCCGTAGTAGAATTAGCATATGTAGTCATAATAAAATAATTATACACCCAGATTTGACTTTTGGCTCAAAATTATGTTATACTTGTCAGTAGACACCTACCAAGGTGTTATTGTTTTCTAAGGAGGAAACTATGATTAAATTTATCGAAAGAAACAAAGAGATCATTAGCACACTCAGTATCGTGGCACTAGTAACGGTTATGTCTAACTCTGCTAATGCTATTTCAGATCTTGATACAAAGAACAACCTTAGCCTGGAACAGGCTCAGCCATCGGAAACCGCCTCGAAAGAGGTTTTTTTGGTTTCTAAAGCAAAAAAGTTAGAGAGTTTTGAGAATAAGGTTTCTCTAACCGATTTAGAACTTAAAGAACTCCTGTCTCTAGTTGGCTTCAAGGGTAAAGACCTTGTAGTTGCCTGGGCGGTAGCCAAGAAGGAGTCTAATGGTCGTCCATTGGCTTTTAATGGCAACCACAAGACTGGTGATTCATCCTATGGTATGTTCCAAATTAATATGATAGACAACCTTGGTCCTGATCGTAGAACTAAGTTTGATCTTGACTCTAACGCTGAACTATTCAATCCCGTCAAGAATGCAGAGATCGCATACTATATGACAAATGGTGGAGAAGATTGGTCCTCATGGAAGGGCATCACTCCAAGAACAAAATTTTGGATGGCTAAATTTCCTAAGTAAAAAAATAGTAAAATACTGGGTCAGGCTATATGCTTGGCCCAGTTTTTACTTTAGTAATTAATAAAGTTTATATGACTTCCATGATAATACTTAATGGGCAAGAATGAATGATCCTGATCTTCAAAAAGATAATACAAGGCCTCTCCCCAAAGAGGAAGGTCTCCCCACCTATAGGTAAAAATATTTTGAGACTCTTTTACTTTTTGAATATAATTAAGTAGTTCTGTGTTTTGCTTTAATTTAAGCAAGTTAAATCCAACTAAATTAGTGTATGGTCCAGATGGATTTTTTGGTGGCTTTTGTGTGTTTATTACCGAAAGTGTAAAATTATTTAAGCCTTTTGTAACATATTCGTGATCTGTAGACCATTCACCATACACACACACCTTGTCATTTAGTCTATTAAATACATCGTCAATGCTGCTTCGAACAACACAATCATCATCAATTCTTAAAATCATGTCGTAGGCTTCTAAATATTTCCAAAAGTCTACAAACCAAAAATTACACATATGCCTGTATCCCCAATTAAATTCCCATCCGCTTTCTTGGTCAAATTCAATTCCTTCTATTGGATTAAACGCAGGTATTGTGATAAAGTTAATTACCATATTTGTTTTGCTTTTTATAAACTGCTGCTGGGATGGCGAAATATTTCCTTCATGAAATATAATAATGTCACAAATATCTTTTAAGTTTTCTTCTATAAACCTGTTTCTTAAAACTAAATCGCCATACTGATAATTGTCTGAGTATCCTCTAGAAAGTGTTACTATTGCTTTTTTCATTCTTTACCCCAGTCATCAATAATGATATGCTTTGTTTCATACTCATTATACATCCAATGTGGATGGTTTCCACTAACAAAATCTACATCTATTTCTTTTAATGCATCTACACCATAAATAATTCTTTTATCTATTACTGGGCTATAAACTTTTGCTGTTGGAGAAAGGAAGCATGCCCACCAACTAAAACTACTGTTTGCTCTAAATACTGTTCTTGCAAAATATAGTTTTAAAAAATCTTCTAGCCAATCAAAAACTAATGGGTCTCTATATTCAGAACCTATTGGATACTCCCATCCAAAATGCTCTGTTTTAGGTCTATCTTCATGCCACTTATTTGTATAATCATCTGATATCCAAATTATCTCATTTTTATTAAAACCAAATTTTTCGAAAGCCTTAAAGTATGACTCTTTAGATATAACCGAATACCCCTGTGTTCTATTTAAATTATAGTTTGGATTTGATATGTCATCTCTTCTTAAATGAGCAATATCATATGTTCCTTTTTTGCTTTCCCAATACTTATATGCTTCTGTATTTTTTACAAGATCTGAAAACTCAAAAACTTCTTTTAAAAAACTAACTGACATTTTAGAATATACAGAGTTTCCATATGCACAAACACTATCAAAATAAACTGGATTGTTGTATTTTTTATAATTTTCTTTTTGGTCTTCTGGGTTTATCTGTTTTATTTTTGGATAAACTTGTTTAAGGTTCTCATGCCTTACCTCATATGTATGAAAATAGTCTGATGACTGATTTAAATTTAGCCTTAATTCATCATTATCTAAAACTTGATGATACTGAGTTTTAAAAAGTTTTGTACCCTCCCAATCTGATGGAAGTATAAACTTAGATCCAGTAATCTTGCTATAGGTTGCCCCATAAGCATACTGATGCATTCTATTTCCAAATCTGCCATTCCAATGTGCTAAAAGAATAAAACTCATAACAACACTATATCTGACTTTTAATCCAAGTATAGGTTTTTTCTATTCCTTGCTTTAAGTTCATAGAGTAATCCCAATCTAACTTTTCTCTAACTAAATCATTATTAGAGTTTCTGCCTCTAACTCCAAGAGGGCCTGGAATATGCATTTTGCTTAAGGTCTTTCCTTCAATGCTACAAGCAATATCTACCAACTGATTAATTGTAACCATCTCTTCAGATCCAATATTAACAGGTCCAGTAAAATCTGATTGCATAAGTCTTCTTGTTGCTTCTATGCATTCGTCTATGTATAGGAATGATCGAGTTTGCTCTCCATCCCCCCAAATTTCTATAAAGCCATCTGCTTGTATAACTTTTCGACACATTGCAGCAGGAGCCTTTTCTTTTCCACCATCCCAGGTTCCTTCTGGTCCATAAATATTATGATATCTTGCAATGGCTACTGGAATCTTGTTGTTTCTATTAAAGGCTAAGAACATTCTTTCACTAAATAGTTTTTCCCATCCATATTCGCTGTCAGGATCTGCAGGGTATGCATCAGACTCTTTCAACCCAGGATTGTTAACATCTAACTGCTTGTAGTCAGGATACATACATGCAGAACTTGAATAAAATATTTTAGTTTTATTGATTCCATATTTTTCATTAAGTCTTGACTGTGCTCTAAGTAGGTTCAGGTTTATCAGAGCAGAGTTTTCCATAATCTGAGAATCATTTAGGCCAGTAAAGATATATCCAGCACCACCCATATCTGCTGCAAATTGATATATTTCATCAAAAGAAGTTATAACACGATAAGGAACTTCGTGATAAAAATTTCCCTGATATCCTTTAAACTGAACTACCTTTTCAACATTTTCATATACAGACAAGTCTCTCTCAATAAACTCATCTGCTTCTGTTTCTGAAAAGTCTGGGTGCTTTAAATCAACACCACGAACCCAATATCCTTCTGACTTTAAGCGCTTTACCATATGACTTCCTATAAAGCCTCCTGCGCCTAACACCAATGCTGTTTTTTGTTTGCTCATTTTATCCAACTAACAACAGCATATCTTGTTCCACTAATAACTGGCCTTACTGAATGGTTATATACATAGGTTGATGGAAATACTAACATTTCATTTGCTTTTGGCTTATAACTTAATCCAAATCTTGGAAACAATATCTCTCCACCCTCATAATCATCATTTACATAGTAAACTGTTGAAACTCTTCTGTGATGCATTGGTCCATCATCTATATGGTTTACAAACTTTTGGCCAACGCCATATTTTAATATTTGATACTGATCATGGTCGAGACAGTTTATACCAAAACTAGACATATATTCTTTTTCTAAATGATCAAAGGAATTAAAAAATAATTCTCTTACAGATTGCTGAAAATATGCTATCAAACCCTGGCCATCTTTTAATTCATATGAAATTGATAAACACTGAGTGTCTCTTATTGATGAATCCTTTTTGTTTTCGGATCCAACTCTTACATAAGAGTCTTGCCAAACAACATGTCCACTTTCTACTACATCCTCTATGTCTTTTATGAATGTGTCATGACCCTGCATTACATCTTCATATACAACTATTCCTGGTGCCAGTTCTTTTCTTTTCACAACTTTACCATTTTCCAATTGGGCAAGATGCATGCTCCATCTTTGTTTTTAATTTCATAAAACATTTACATTCTTTACATTGTGATGTAAATTTTATAAAATTAGGACACTCTTTACATATTTGAAATCTTTTATTAGAATCTTCTTCACTAAGATATACAATATTTGGATTTAATATATCCCATGGCTTTGCTTCTTTATTGTTTTCTGACATACTAAAAGTATATCATAAGGCATTAAGTTCTGCTAAGTCGCTGCGGTAAAAGTTGGATTTCCTGTAGGTGGGGAAAATGGCGAGAACGAAAATACTCCGAATGGTGAGAAACTAAATACTGAGAATGGTTCTGGATCTGGGTCTGGAGTAAAGCCAAATGGTGAGAACCCAAAGACTCCGAATGGTGAGAATCCAAAGACTGAGAATGGAGTTGCTGGGCATTTACACAAACCAGCACAGTCTATAGTGGCACCAGCACATCCGTCTGGTCCATTACATGCCTGTCCCATATTTGGACTACATGGTGCTGTAGTTGGTGTTGGTGTTGGTGTTGGTGTCGGAGTCGGAGTCGGAGTCGGTGTTGGTGTTGGGGTTGGTGTAGGAGTTGGTGTTGGTGTTGGTGTTGGTGTCACAGACCCTCCTACACAACTTACAAATGTTGAAGATGTTTGGTTTACGTATGCTGGATCAGAATAGCAAACTGTAAAGTTTCCTTCATAGGATACACATGTTGATTGTGGAACAGTCTTTACTTCATTTCTGCAATATGGTGGTCCTGCGGTAGTTGGTGTTGGTGTTGGTGTTGGTGTTGGTGTTGGAGTAGCAGATGCCATACATCCTAACTGTGAATCGTAAACTCCACCACAATTTACACATGTTGTTGGGTCATAAATTAATTGAAAATCACCGTTAGCGCATGGGTCAAAAGGATTTGTTGGTGTTGGTGTTGGAGTTGGAGTAGCAGTAGGTGTTGGAGTAGGAGTAGGTGTTGGAGTAGCAGTAGGTGTTGGAGTAGGTGTTACACAGTTTGGAATAGTTGGTGGTGCAGGGTATGAAACTGTAGAACATGCAACAGCAGAAACGCCACAAACAGATCCAGTTATATTGCTATCCCATTCAAACTGTCCGCCTACCTCATTTGTATAATTTGAAGTACAGTACCAAGTTACTACTGTGGTTGGGGTTGGGGTTGGGGTTGGGGTTGGAGTTGGCGTAGGTGTAGGTGTCGGGGTTGGGGTAGCGGTTGGCGTTGGAGTTGGTGTTGGTTCTGGATTTGGTGTAAAAGCAAAAACTGAGAATGGTGTTGGTGTTGGCGTAGGGGAAGCAGTTGGTGTTGGAGTTGGTGTTGGTGTTGGTGTTGGTGTTGGTGTTGGTGTTGGAGTAGGTGTTGGAGTAGGTGTTGGAGTTGGAGTAGGAATATTTGATCCTTCAGCAATATCTCCATACAGTACCCAATGGTCTTCTGCTATTTTTAAAAGAGTAGCCTTTCCATATCTAGAGTCAATGTACATCTGTGCATCTCTGCTGTTAAGCATAACTCCAGGACCTGCTGTAAATGTAGTTCTTCCAGCACCAACCTCTAAAAGATTATATTGATATCCAACTGGAACAGCAACTGAAGAGTTTGCAGGAATAGTTAAAGTCATCCCAGATGCTGAGTTTAGGGCTATAATTTTTCCAGCATCTGCTAATTCTAATGTAAAACTTGATGTCTTTTCCAAAAGAGTTCTTTGAAGGTTAACAGTTGCTGAAAGATTGTTTATCTGAGTCTGAATATTAGCATCAGCATTAGTTCTGTTGGTAATTTCTGTTGCTAAGTTTGCTGCTGCCGTTGCAGCGTTGGCTACGTCTGTATTTGATAATGTTTTTAGGTGTCCAGCAACTGACTTTGTATTTATACCACTTGGAACCCCCAGTTCATTGCTAGTAGGAATTGTCGTTGATCCATAGTGATAAAGTCTTAATGCTTCCTGGATATCTGCTGCGTCTTCATAGCCAGGTATTAAGGTTGGGTATAACCCAGAGCCATTTTCCGTATCATCAATATATTCAGCAGCCATCACATATCACCATCTTAGATTATACCACCGTTATTCTTGACGCTATGGTTACCATAAAATGAATTACATGTGTGCCAGAAAGAGGAGTCCAAGATCCACCAGAGTATTCCACT